TAGCCATAATCTCATACTCAGCTTCCATGCCACGGATATATGCGTCTACTACGGTCTTAGGATAACCAGCCTGTTCCAGCGCCTTCATAGAGGCTTCAGACAGCTCACCCTTCTCCTCATACTCCTTCTCCAGTGTTTCCCACTCCACGCCTTTACCTTCCAAGTCTTTCTTAAGGTCATCGTTAGCTTGTATCTGGGCGTCGTATCTTTGTTGGACGTTAGCGTCTGTATCTTGTCCAGTAGGCTCTACCTGTCTCTGTGCGTCCCCTGTAGTATCGTCATTACCCTCTTTAGCATTGACGGACATATTAGACACATCATTGTTAATGGTAATCTGGGCGTCGTTCCCTACAGCAGCGTCATTAGGAACACCCTGAGTACTAACCTGCTGTTGTGTATTTACATCTCCCATATTCTCTTATACACCTCCTTCCCCTTCTTGTTGCTGTTGTGAAGAAGCAGTAGCAGCCTGCATAACTGCCTGTTGAGCCATAGCCTGCTCCTGCTCTTCCTCTATCTGTTCTTTCGTTTTCACTAATCCAGTTGTGTCTACCCCTGCTCCTGTAAACATATCCAAAAGCATAACATCCCAATTAATCATGGATTGTGCTCCAGGTATTTGAGAGACAAGTTGTAAGACTGTAGCATACTTCTGAAGGTCATGCCCCCTACCCAGCGCCTCCAGACCAGTGGTAATGGTAGGCTCTACAGCACCCTCAGGTAATGAAGGAATTTCCCCTGCCGACTGTAGCTGGTTCAGTATACGACGCACAAGAGGTAATTGTAGCTCCTGAGACATAATGGAATATACCCCACCTAATGTGTCTTCTAATTCGGAGGCTACTGTACGTACTTCCTCCGCCGTCACCCGTTCAGCATTACGCTGTACCACGGATGATAGTAAGAAGGCGAAAGATAGGCGGTTCTCAATAGCGTCCGCTATCTGTTTAACGATAGTAAAGTCATAATATTTATCAAGCTGTAAGACACTTATATCTTCTTTACGACCAGACACAAAATCACCGCTACTAGCTTTCTCAATACGCTTTACACGTGTTATTCCATTAGGATTCACAAGATAGTAGATATTAGCTGCTATAGTAGATAACCTAAAAATAGCTTTAGATAAATTCTCCAGCGAATTAAGGTCTCCTAAATATTCTTCACAGAAGGAACGCCCATAAGATTCACCATCCATCTTAACCATACGTAAGGGTATATAAGGTGTCTTCGAAACAGGATACGTCTGTTCACTGCCGGGTACTACAGTATCCCCATCAACCTCTTGGTAAGACAAGAAGTTATCCCCTACCCGACATACGTGGGTATATATCTCCACGATATCCTCAGGCTTCTTATCTCCACCACCACCTTGGGTAAGCAGGTTCTGTACCTCAGGTACCAGCGACGAGTAAGCAAGGCGGTCTCTTGTAACCAACTGGATAACATTACCCAGTCCATCACGCTGAATGACATAATCAGACAGGCGGTACATCTTCATACCACCCTCAGCAGGCGGTAAGAATAACAGAGCATTCCCAGCCACGATACACTGTTTCAGACCTTCCAACACAGTTACCCGTATCTGGTTACTATGTATCGCATACCTCGCTGCTCAATCTGCATAAGTGCCTGCTCCACCTGAGCTTTAGTGTCTTCCTTTCCAGCATTCATATACTCAGCCAATACTTCATCAGACATCCCTAACCTGAAGAAGGGGTTGTTAGGTGGCATGAGCGCCAGTATCAGCTTAGAGGCTAAGTTATTAACACCTCTAGCACCTACAGACTGATATGGCGTGGAAAACTTAGTACTCTTGTCGTCATTCTCTTGAGGAAACAGTGAGGGAATAGTTACCTTTGCACAGCTAACTGCACGGTCTATATAAGGCTGTCTATCATTCTTTAACCTATTATAGGTCTTCTTAACTCCCTGCTCCTGTAAGTCTTTGATATTCGTAATAGTACTGTTCATCTTAAATATTCAATCCTGAATAGCCACCACCATTACCACCAGCACCATTACTACCATCCTTCTGGATAAGTAAGGCTGACTTACCTTTCTTACGTTTCTTCCTACTATCCGTATTATCCATGGTAGTATTCTCTGAGCCCAGTAAAGGTGCTTCAGGTGCCTGTGCTGCGGTGCTGGGAACGATTTGTGCTCCAGACACATCAGGTGCTTGTACATTCACACGTGTAGAACCTCCCCCTCCCATACCTAATAAGCGGAAGGGTGCTGAAACTATCTTCTTAAATGCTCTACCTATTCCTCCCATATATCCTCCTCCTATTCCTTTCTTTCTCTCTATACTCCTGGACAAATTACTCCTCTGAGACCGCTTGGGACAGGTAATTAACTACGTCCGTAACACCTTTCATATACCCTCTGAATTCCTCCGCCGTCATCCCCTGTGAAAGAGATATGAAGTAGTCGGACGTGTAGGTATCTCTAAGGTTATCTACCAGTGCCTTGCTAACCATCATGGACAAGGCTTCTTGTCTATCTATCTCCATTATTTTCATCCTCCCCACCCACGTGACAAAGATAAACAGGGTACTCATATATTTCAGAATACCCCGCTTCTTTACCTACTCTTTTATAACTGTTGTTACTCCCTAAGAATGTTCCAGACACTATGTAGGAACACCCATTATACTTAGCGAATTCCATAAGAAACTCAGCTGCTACTCTCCCAAAACCTCTACTCTCAGGCACAGGAAAACCCATAACCGTAAGCTCTATCAGTGTCTTCTTATCGCTACTTGACCACCACTCTAAGGATTCTTGTATAGTAAATCCCACAACACCTACCAGTATACCTGTCAGTGTGTAGAAGTATACAAGCTGCCCCCTTCTATTAAGCTCAGTCAGCACCATGTAGGCCTTAGCACTATCATAACCACCAGTATGGTATAGAGGGTGGTGAGTAACAAGTGTTTCCAACCTATCCCTTAGTCTCCGTACATCTTCCATACTACTCCCATAGGCTATTTGGTAGGTGGTGTCCATAACCGAACAGTACCATTCTCCCAATCATAATCCCCCTCCCTGTGTAGTATGTAGGCCAAGCGGGCGTTCTTCAATGCTTCTTCTTCATCACCTTTATAAGCCTTAAGAACTGTATCCCAAGAAACACCGTGGTCATCCAGTAGCCTGCTGGTTTTTACCTCACCATATCCTGAAGCTCCTTTATAACCGTCTGTAGTATCTCCCATGATAGTCTGGTAGTAATGCCAGCGAATAGCGTCTTCTTCCGTGCTCTCATAATACGTATCTCTTAAGAAATCATAGAATTTACCAGGAATACTACGGAAATCCTTGTCCCCAGACACCAGTATATAATCTCCAGCAGCCACAGTAGTAAGCATGCCTGCGCAATCGTCAGCCTCAAGGTGAGGTTTCAGGTATGTGACATAATTGTCTATAATCCATTCCCTCATCTGATTGAAACACACAGGTCTTCGCTTAGAATCCCTATTAGCCTTGTACTCAGGATATACATCACGATTACGAAAATTTTCGTGTTCCTTATCTGTAAGACACATGTATAACCCATACTCTCCCTCATATTTATAGTGGTTGAGTACCTTCTCCGAAAGCTCCTGTACGAAACTACTGAAGTATACCGTAGCCTCCCTCATATCACAGTGAAGTGTCCATACGTCATTCCCCCAGTGTACTGGCTTCTCACATTCCAGAAGGGAGACATAAAGCAACATATCAGCGTCATAAATTAAGTGCATATTAGAATCTTGTGGAACCTCCTCCCCCTACACCTTTATCTTTCCAATACTCTTTCAGAACCCTAAAAGATTCTTTCATTCGTCCAGCCATAAGATTTATATTCTTTTTTGCTTCCTCTTCCGTTCTGAACTGGTTACCTATAATATGAAAGAAATCATCTCGCCAACCAGCTATATTTCTACGGCATGTAACATATAAATCTCCCTCACCTCTTAATTTTCCTGAAATATAATAATACTCTTCTTTACGCTTCGGTTCCCACTCTAAATACTCAGTAATCGCTAACCGTAACCGCTGGAGAGCTAACATCA